CACAAGATGTGTTGAACTCGTCCTTTGGATTCATCACCAGAGGCATTTACAACTGGTGGTATGCTTCTCACCACTAATGTATACGAGTGATTGATTATCAACCTGTACGTACTAGTGAAGACTTGACATCGTGTGGAGTCGTAACCACTTACATAGGAGGGCTAGCCCCCCACACCTTTTGTAAGATGTGAGTCATTAACTAAGAGTACCTTGTACAACTATAATCATACAAGCTACAAATACAAACAAAATATCATTACGACATCTTGCCTCGACAAAGTCGCTGTTAAGACGATTGTGTTGTTTAACACAAGTAATCTTATCCAGGTATTTGGCTGATGATGAATATAGTTGGTCTGAGCTAATTACAACTTACAGAGATAAGATTCTTTCTCTAATGGATTCCAGAGGTGTTGCATGAACAGTTAAGTACAATAAAATGTCGCGTAACTGTATTATGCGGTCACTCTCTGGTGAACCATTAAAAGAATGTCCAGGCTTAGCACTTGTTGAAGGATGGCCAGAATGGCTTATCTTTCTACAACCGCTAAGAAGAGATAGTAAGGGGATTAAGGCCTTGTTAACGTTGCTAACGCTAACTCGAGCTATAACCCTTACTCCGTCTCTCGACTTGTCTCCTATCACAAGCCCATGAATGGGATCTGATTCCTTAAGTCAGATCGAATTAATGGGTGCTTTGAATAGGTTACAAGTTAGACCTGGGCAGGTAGGTGAATTCAACTCTTTTCACATGTCTACCAAGAAAGGTCCTCAGGGTCAAGCTATCATGTCTTCTTTGACTGAACTTACCTTACTTCCTCATGAACTACTAAACAAAATAATATTAGTAGGAGGAAATAAGCTGGGTAATAGTATTTTAGAAAACCTTGATAGACTTGACATACTTGGGGATCTAACTTGAGACAACCCGGAAACGTGGTCGTCTGTAGCAGACTGGTGATCAAGTATTTATCCACCAAAATCTAAATCTCTGAGAAAGTTGAGTTACTTCTCAGATAAGGAAGGTAAAACTCGTGTAATAGCTATTCTTGACTATTGGTCACAATGTGCTTTAAAACCTTTACATCTATCTATTAATAGGTGTTTGAGGCGTTTAAAGAACGATTGTACCTTTGATCAAAATAGTTTTACAGAGTTATTACCGACTCTCCAAGCCAAGAATAATAAACTTCACTCCATTGATCTTTCTAATGCCACAGATAGGATGCCGATAGCTCTCCAAAAGAGAATTGTCGAATACCTATTTGCGTCAAAAGAAAAATCTGATGCGTGAGCTTATATCTTGACTGCTAATGCATATTCCATATCGGGTGATAGTGATATCAAACCGGTAAAATATGAAGCTGGCCAACCAATGGGTGCTTATTCGTCCTGGCCAGTTATGGCCCTAACACATCATGTCATCGTTCAAGTGGCAGCAATAAGATGTGGTCGAGGAGGTTCAACTCGTCGACCATTTTCTAATTACTGTCTACTTGGTGATGACCTTGTGATAGGCGATGATCTGGTAGCAAAAGAGTATAAAAGACTGCTACTCCAATTAGGTATGGACTACTCGCCTGAGAAAACTCATGTATCTGTTGATACATTCGAATTCGCAAAACGGTGGTTTATCTCTAATAAGGAAGTAACAGGCTTTAGTGTCTCGGGGTTATTAAGTGTGTGGAAAAGCTATCCACTTCTTCATAACTTCCTTGCTAACCAGTCAAGTCATGGATGAGAAATCTCCATTGAACGGCAACCGGATCTAATCCTGGCAATCCATAAGGTTATGCTAGAAGATCGTTTCATTTATGAAAAGACCTTCCGTAGCATTAAACTTTATCGATTGTTCAACGAGACTCTGACTCTTAAGAGTCAGAATAAGACGGGGTATCCACAAATACTTAATGTATTGAATGAATACTTCGGCCTTAATCTAGAAGCCTTTATGCAATCCCAGTGTTGGGATACATCGATCGATATCATTGAACTGATATATATCGAGGCTAAAAGAAATCTTGTTGAAAAGGACCTTCAGTTCTTTCAGAAGGGAGTTTGGACAATCAATGCTAGATTGAACAAACTTGTTTCTGATCGAATTGAAGCGGCTCGGGTTGATCAATCCACAGGTGAGTTTCTAAAAGAAACTCTCTCTACGGTACTAAATTGGAACCATCCTATGGTACATTGTTTAAACAGACTTATCGATGAGTCTACAGAATTTCTAATGAAATACTGGGATCCCGATAATTCACTTGATTTCTTAATGAATCAAGGTCTGTCAAAATACTTTATATCAGAAGGTGTTTTCTCTATGAGAACGAGTCACAGCATAATATTAGCTGAGTCAGCGATCCTTAAAGAGTTCCTGAATGTTGTAACAATCGTTATAAACAAGGGGTTAGTACCCACTGTTAATGACGAAGGTTTTAACATTCTTTCTCCTCCTGCTATACTTCCACCATCAGTTAATTAACTGAGTGCGGATCATAGAAGGTTTTATTTGGTAGTAAAGACACCGATAAAACCACCTTTCTTTGCTTGTATTATTGTGATATATAATGCTTGCAATTAAGGGGGCTTTATGGTCCTGTTCCCCTCTCTTCAG